AGTGTTTTATCAAATGCTTCGGGATATGTGCATAGAAACATCGGGCGGTATGTGACTGGAAATATCGAATCTGAATCCAATATACCACGTAATTCCGTAAATATCCTCATATCGCAAGTTAAACCAGTATCAACCAGAATCACATCTCTATTAAGGAATATAACCGGATTAATTGATGGTAATACAAGTATTCCAAGAAATATCGGACGATATATCACAGCCATACCCGAAGGCAATTCAACTATACCAAGAGATATCGCGGTAACTAAATCAGCATCAGGGAGTCTGATTGGTATAATTCCCCGATGGATGACACATCATATCTCATCTCAATCCAGTGTAACAGGCGGGGTATACAAAAAGATAGGCAAATGGATTAATTCGGTTGTCAGTATCATATCTTCGATACCCGAACGTATAAAACGAAGACAAGTTCATTTATGCGTAGAAGTCTGGCATGAATCGAGGTCAGTATTATTATCAGAACAGATAATGGAAGTAAAAACGGAGGTAAAACGATGTTAAAAGAAGGGGATACGGTTAGGTTAAAAGCCGAATTCAGGGATTTTGATGGTAACCTCATCAGTCCGGATGATGTAAAATTAACATTATATGACGAGAAACGGGAGGTTGTTGCTGAATATGATTTAGTGCCATTATCAGAAGGGGTATATCGTTACGATTACATCATACCTGAAAACGAAGGATCGCTTATGTATTATGAATTTAGAGGTCTTGTACACGGATTCCCAACAATAGGACGTGGTAGATTTGTGAAAGGGTGGTTGCGGTTGTGATGGATATAGATACAATCATTTCGCATCCTGAGATAGGGAAAGGAGCAGGACGTAATGTATTCCAGATTTCTGATTCTGTAGTGGTAAAAGTTCCAAGACTGTTGCTTGGTATAAAAAATCCGAAGCGTCCAAGTGCATTAAATAATCAGAGTATTAAAGAATTAGAGATATACCAGAAATGCCCGGAACGATTAAAATATCTTTTATGCCCGATTTTAAATCATTTTTATGTTGATGGTTGTGAGATACCCGTATTATTTATGCAGAAACTCGAAACGTTTGATTCATCTTATATCAGCCAGTTAAAACAACAGAAAAAAGAGTATAGAAAAAAGAAAGAGAAAGTGGTGTTATTAGAATTACTGATAAAAGATATGGGGCAAGAAGATAAATATATAAGTATATTAAAGGATATAATAGAATTATGCACCAAATATAATTTACAGAAAAATGAAGTTACTGAAAACCTTCGGAATATAGGGTATCATATTGATGAGCACGGCGAAAAACATATCAAGATTCTTGATTATGGGTATACAGGATAAAAGAGGGATTGATTCTAATGCCAGAAGAGATATCAGTAAAAGAGATTAAGGAGCATATAGAGAAGCATAATACAGAAAGGTTTCTTAAACTGATGGATTATTACAAAAGCGATCATCACGGTATTATGCACAGACCAATTATAGACCACAACAAGCCTGATAATAGGGTAGTTAATAATTTTCCGGGTTACATTGTAGATGTCAATTTAGGTTATTTTTTGGGGAAACCAGTAACCTACAATTCATTGAATGAAGAATTTATTAAAGTATTAGATGATATATTCAAGTATAATGACGAACAGGATGAAAATATTGAACTGGCTAAAGCTGCGGGAATGAAAGGAACGGCGTTTGAACTTCTCTATTTCGATGATGATGCACAACTTAGATTCGGAGTTATTGATCCCGAAAATATGATTATGGTTTATGATAACTCTATTATTCCTGAACCTCTTTATGCTATCCGTTATTGGTATGAAAACGAAGGAAAATCGTTAAAAGCAGAATTATATACCGCAGATAAGATTGTTTTTTATGAGTCGTCTTCTGGTGGGACTTTAATTGAAATCGAAGAAATGGATCATCCGTTTCAGGATGTGCCAGTAATCGAATTTTTGAATAACGATGAGGGATTAGGTGACTTTGAACGAGTTCTGACCCTTATTGATGCTTATGATTTTTCACAGTCCGATACGGCAAACGACTTTGAATATTTTGCTGATGCTTACTTGAAAATCAAGAACATGGGAGCAACAGATCAAGAAACAATTGATTCTATGAAGCGTAACCGTGCAATTCTGTTGCACGGAGATGGAGATGCAGATTGGCTTATCAAGAATCAGGATTATTCGGGTACAGAAGCTTACAAAAACAGATTGGTAGACGATATCCATAAGTTCTCAAAAACTGCAAATCTGACAGACGAAAAGTTTGCAGGTAATCTGTCGGGTGTTGCATTACAATACAAGTTATGGGGCATGGAACAGAATACTGCTCAGAAAGAACGAAAATTTAAACGTGGAATCCAGCGCCGGATTGAACTTATCTGTAATTATCTTTCTACTATTGGAACACAATATGATTGGAGAGATATTAATATTCAGTTTACACGGAATATCCCCGAGAATATTGGTGAAATCGTTGGAATCACACGGGATTTAAGAGGTCTTGTATCTGATACAACATTGCTCAGTATACTTCCGTTTATTGATGACCCCGAATATGAACGGTTGAAACTTAAAGAAGAGCAAGACGAAGTGATTGATTTAGCAGAATTTATGAAGTCGGGTGATGAAAAGGAGGATGAAGAGGAGGTATAGATTGTGGCACAAAAACAATCTGCAATTAACCACCTTATAAGAAAACATCTTCGTGAAGCAGGAGGTAATTATAGTCAGTTATCACGTGAAATAAAGTTGTATCTCGCAAAAGTATTTGAAGATTATGCAGAACCAGACGGGACATTATCTTATACAAAACTTGCAAAATATAAGCGGTTAGACCATTTAAAAGACGAAATTGATACTTATATTTCAAAACGTAAAACACTTATAGATAACACAACCCGGCGGTGTATGGGAGAAATCTATAAAAACACTTTTAAAGAAGAGATACATGGTGTAAAAGCTGTTCTTGACAGAATTCCCGGGTATAGAGAAGTTCCTCCAATTAAATTCCCAAAAGAGGCTATACAATCTGATCTTTCAGGATTAACGTTGAATGAAAGGTTGCGTGCGCATAGAGGAGATATTATCAGACGGATAAATACAGAATTAACTCAGGGAATACACAGGGGAGATCCTTATAGCACAATGGCACGGAACATCTCTGATGTTATTGAAGGGGACTTCGTTAAAGCGACTCGTATTATGCGAACAGAAGGGCATAGAGTTACTGAAGCTGCACGATATGATGTTCTTGAAAAGGTTCATAAAGACACTCCCTATAAAATGATGAAAAAATGGGTATCTTCAAGAGATGAGCGAGTTAGAGGATATCCCGGCGGTAAATATCCAAACGCCATCGCCAGACACGATTTAATGGATAAACAAACGGTTCCTATTGATGAAGATTTTTACAACGAGAAAACAGGAGGTAAAGGCCCTTATCCCGGTGCATTAGGGGTGGCTGAAGATGATATTAACTGCAGGTGCACAGTAGTGTATACAACAGTGATTGAGGATAAAGAAGAAGTAGTAGTGTCGGATGATGAACCAGTGCTGGTTGAACCAGAACCCGATATGAAAGAATAAAAGAATTAAAAGATTTAATTATTTGAATGGAGAAGAAACCATGCCAAAAGATAAGGATTTGAAGCATCTCTCAGGGAGAGCGTATCGAGTAGCGAAAATAAAAAAGTTTGTAGATCAACGCAAGAAAGCTAAACAAAAAGCTAAGAAGAAGAAATAGGTTTATATATTAGGGAGGTTAATATACAACCATGACACAGAGTGATACTGACTCTGGGGCTGATGCTACCAAAACAGGAGCACAGAACCAACAGGAGCACGAGTCAAAAGATGAGGCAGTAGATACAGTAACTCTCTCCAAAGAGGAACTTGATAAAAAACTCCAGACTGAATCCGATAAACGGGTCACAGAAGCTCTTAAAACGGCAAAAGCTAAGTGGGAGTCGGAGTTTAAAAAGAAACTCGAAGAAGAGAAAAAAGAAGCTGCCAAAATGTCCAAGTTATCGGAAGAGGAGAAACACCGGGTTCTACTTGAAAAAAGAGAAAGAGAACTCGAAGAAAAAGAAAGACGGTTGCTTATTCAGTCACTAAAACTTGAATCAGTGAAGATTCTTGAAGATAAGAAACTTCCAGCTTCATTTGTGGATTGGCTTATAGGATCCGATGCAGACGAAACGTATGCGAATATCCAAGCATTTGAGAAGGCTTTTCAAGAAGCGGTTCAAAATGAAGTGCAGAACCGGCTCCCAAAAAGAATTCCAAAGGTAGGGGATTCCAAGAAAGAACACCCCGGAGCAACCTTTGATGCCCAGATACGCAAAGCTGCCGGGCGTAAATAAGTATCTGGTAATTCAGATGTGAAAAAATGACTTTAATCCAATATGGCGCGAAAATGACTACAGAAGTCGATGCAGCGCCATTAATTCCCGAAGAAGTGGCACGCGAAGTGATAAACGGAATTACAGAAGGTAGTTCTGCTCTTTCTTTATTCAGACAGTTGCCAAGGATGTCTTCAAGATCATATAGGATGCCTGTTCTTGATTCTCTTGGAAGTGCTTCATTTGCAACAACAGTAACATCCAGCGCATCAACTCCGAATACAAGTCCGTTTTCGGGGAAATTGTCTGATGATCTTACTCAGTTGGATGGCGTGCCTGCACAGAAGAAAACCCACCAGATGCAGTGGGCAAATGTGTGGATTGTTGCAGAACCGCTTGCTATCATTCTTCCAATTGCGGAGGATGTTCTTGATGATGCAGAATATCCTATTTGGGATGAAATTCGTCCACGAATCATTGAAGCATTCCACCAGAAGATTGATGACGCAATTATATGGGGCAATGACCGTCCAGTTTCGTGGCCAATCGGTGTTGTTCCGGGTGCAATTGCGCTTGGACAGTCAATAGAAGAGAATGATACCACAGGCAACGTAGATATCGCAGATGATATCGCAGATACTATGGCTATCCTTGAAGGTATTGGATATAACCCCTCTGGTTTCATTGGTGCTATCCAGATGAAGAACCGGCTCAGGAAATTAAGAGATACAAATGATGCTCTTCTGTTCCAGCCTTCATTACAGGCAGGCACTCCATCAACTCTCTATGGACTTCCAATTAACTTCCCGAAGAACAACGTCTTTGATCCCACCACAGCACTAATGATTTGTGGGGATATGGATAAAGCAGTTTATTCTGTAAGACAGGACATGACGTTCAAAGTCTTCACAGAAGGCGTTATTCAGGATGATCAGGGCGCTATTGTCATGAACCTGATGCAGAACGATATGGTTGCGCTCCGTGTGACTATGCGGCTCGGGTGGGCTGTTCCAAACCCGATTCATAAATTAAGACCAGATAGGACTACAACGTTCCCGTTCTCCGTATTGACCCCAGAACCATGATTGGATGTGTATGCATCCTATCATATACATTTAGGAGGTAACAACAATGCCCGGAGAACTTGAAATGTATGCGTGGAAGACTAAAAACGCCGTAGCTTCTGCTCCTGCTCAATCAGATAATGATGAGGGGATGGATGTCAGAGGATTTTATTCACGCGGTCAATTGGTAGCTATTGCATACAGAAGAGAAGTGTATGACGGAGAGTTCAAATGGTTTTTATCGATTCTTGATAAAGAATTACTCCATTGGAAACAACGCCGTCATACACGGTATTTAAGAGAACACCCGTATGGTCCCGATGAAAATTTAGTATCAATTGAAGAAGTTACAGTATCAGAACTTGAAACACTTATTACAGAACTTGGAAACGAAATAACAACTGCATATATAGGCCCAACAGTGGTAGGCGATCCTGTATTGTTATTTACAGGAGAAGAACTACAGGTTGTATTCAGCGCTGAAATGAGTGATACGCCCACTCTTGCAGGATGGTATTATATCATAGATGCAGGGACTCCGCAAGAATTTGCGGCAGTAGAACGTGATGGCGCCGCAACCGAACAATACAATTTCACTATTGACGATCCTATTCCTGAATATGATGAAGTTGTTGAAATTGGTTACAATTTCTTGATAGGTGATACTGAAACCGCAGCCGGTGCTGCATTAGGGCTTCTTTTCGGAGTGGGGGTTGATAACCAGCGTGCTGAACCGCCTACGATTGAAGCGCTTGCAGTGAATAATGCTGGAAACACCATCAGAGTTACATGCAGTGAAGCGATGGCTGATCCTATTGGAAAACATGCTCAATTTTCGTTTACACAGGACGGAGAAACTCGGGCATTATCAGCCGCAGCACGACAGCATGATGATTTCACTCTTCTGTTGCTAACTGTAGATGGCACTCCTATTCCTGATGGAGCAGTAGTTACCCTTGATGTGTTGGCAGGCCCAACAGACTACATTATGGCGAATGTAGGTAATGGATATCTGAGAGAAGAACTCGACGTAGCTGTTCAGAATACATCCATGATTCCGGCTCCTGTTAATGCAGCAACTAACGTAGCTGGTACAACCATTACGATAGCCTTCCAGAAGGACATGGCAGACCCAGCAGGGAAACATGCTGAATTTGGATATGCGATTGAAGGAGGAGAAGGTCAAGCATTCGGGGCTGCTGCTCTCGTTGAAGGAACTCCTAACCAGATAGTTCTTACCTGTGCTGGCGATTTACCAGTTTATGGTGAAGAAGTCACTGTTAGTTATACAGTGGGTACAGTCACCGCAGAAGATACAGGGATACTTGCTTCATTCGAAGACTTCCCGGTTATTAACGAACTGGAAGAGCCACCTGTATTAGCTGATGCTGAAACAGATGCCACTACAATGATTCTTGAATTTGATAAACCTATGAGTGATCCAGCTGGACATCATGCTTTGTTCACATTCCGAAGAAACGCAGACGATCCAAAAACAGTGGGTGCTATCGCTCTTCATGAAACAGATACTACCAAGTTTGTGCTAACATCTCTTGAAGAAGCCCCTGCATATGGGGAAACAATTGATGTAACATACGTAGGAGCAACCAGAGTAATTACATCTGAAGATGGCGGTATTCTAGATTCATTCGCAAATGAGGGAGTTACAAATAACGTGCCTCAGTGATGGAGTTAAACAATGACAGACGGATTGTTAAAAATGCAAATGCTTGACTGGATCAACGGATACTGTAACCAGAAGTTTGATATCGATGATTTGCCTCCGGCAATCGAAATGGTATTGAATAGAATGCTGGAATCAGTATCTAATGTTCCAGCAGGCGTTGCATCACAATCTGCAGGAGGGTTAAGTATATCATATATGGGGGTCGATACAGGAGGATTAAGAGAAGTTGAAAAACTTCTTGCTCCCTTTGTTAAAATGAAGGTAAAATAAGAATCGGGGTGTGATGATGGCTGCAAAAGTTGAAGATAAAAACGAAATCCCGGAACTACTTAACCGTATGAAGCAGTTATCATCACATCATGTGGAAATTGGAGTATGGGGACAACCCGGTGAAGAGAGTATTCTTATGATAGCATCTGTCCATGAGTTTGGAGTTCAGATAGAAGTAACCCCAAGAATGCGGGCATTTCTTCACCATATCGGTATCCATCTTAAAAAAGACACTACCCATATCAATATTCCTGAACGTTCATTTATCAGGGCGGGATTTGATAGCAATAAAAGAGATATTACGCAATTAGTAGACCGCCTGATTGAAGATGTCATTTTTGATAAAATATCTGTTCCCACGATGTTTGAATTGATAGGAGCAGAAATTGTGGGGATGATTCAGGAATATATGACTGATTTGAGAGATCCGCCAAACCATCCTGTAACAATAGATAGAAAAGGTAGCAGTAATCCCTTAATCGACACCGGGCGGATAAGAGGCGCTATAGCGTGGAGAGTGGTGCAATCATGAGTGTAATGAACTTTAAACCGAATTTTAAGACGTTTAAAACAGCATTCTCCATAATAACAACTGAACCGGGACATTATGACCAAACACAAGGAGGAATATGGGTTCCCGGCGATGAAATTGTTTCAGAGGTTATGGGAATTATTGTTCCACTTACAACCGATGATTTGAAATTTGAAGAGGGGGGTATACTTACAAGAGCAGACATTAAGGTTTTCTATAAAGAACCATTGGAGGCAGATACAGAAATAGAATATGAAGGTCGCAGATACAGAATACATCATACAGTAAGTTACAACCATCATGCAGGGTTCTGGGAATGTATAGCAAGGAGAGTAAGTGCAGATGATTGATTTAGAAGGTATTCAAAACTGGATTATTCACAAATTATGGAAATATTGTGATGAAATCCCAATAGTTCCGCAGAATACGTCTGCTCCGCGTCCTAATTATCCATTTATAACCTATAATTGGATTGTTCCATATAGTCCGGGATCTCATAATGCTGCATATATTGGAGAGATTGTTACAGAACAGGGCAAAGACTGGTTTAAAGAAACCCGGCTGGATCACCCGATGATGACATTATCTTTCAATTCGTATGCCAGAGATCCGGGAACAACCGAAGAACTCATTTTTAAACCGTATCAGTTTTTTTCTTTTGATTATCGGTTTGAATTACGACATGCTGGAATTGTAGTAACTACAATAACACCCATACAGGATAGAACAACCCTTCTTGAAAGTATGCAGTATGAACGGCGTCTCGGATTTGATGTGAGATTAAGGACATTAAGCGAAGTATCGGGGTTGAAACATTTAATAGAAACTGGAGAGGTGGATGTTGAGGTGGTTACTGGTGGATGAACAAGAACAAAATATATTGGATTTGGATAATCCGATGACAAGAAGGGAATGCGAATTATATAGAAAACTTGCAAGCCAAAGGATATATTCAACAGAAATAGCAATACAAAAATTAACTAATCGTATTGATGAGAGATTTGATAAAATTGAGGTTCAATTTTCGGATGCATTGCACAGACAGCGTGGTGAGCGATGGATACTGATTGTATCCATGCTCGGTGTTATCGCAACCCTGATTGGTGTTATCGTTGGACGATACATTGATTTAGGAGGAGCAGTATGATGAATATAAGAAACATTGGAGGAAAAAAGAATGAGTGATGTTAATATAGTAATCACCCGTGAAACGGCGGCAGTTTCTCAATTGGGGTTCGGTATCCCTCTTATTGTGGGTGTTGGCGGGGCAGAACCATATACTGAATGGTATGGGCCTGAAGATATAACCAGTGAGTATGGTGCAGAAGTCGTGAATATGGCTAATGTATTGTTTTCACAACGCCCGCGTCTAAGAAAAGTTGCAGTTGTTGGGTTTGACAGTTTTAGCCCGGTTATTGCTGGACTAAACGCTCTTATTACAGAAGAGAATGATTGGTATTTCCTGCTTTGTCAGGATAGGGTAGTGGAAAATACAAGGCCGTTGGCTGCATGGGCAGAATTAAATGGGAGACTGTATTTCACAAGCCCGACTGCTGATGTTGCAGCTACAATTACCTTAGCTGAACAAACTGAGTTTGAAGATAATGAATATTCAGTTATTCTTTATCATGACGAACCTTCCCACTACCCTGATGTAGCATGGGTAGGAAAATGTGCGCCAACAATCCCGGGCAGTATTACGTGGAAATTCAAGACTTTTACGGGACAGGTTCCTGCATCACTGACAACAGCTCAACTTGATGATTTGCATGCAGCAAATGTTAATGCCTATATCCGCAGAATGGGTATGAATATAACCAGTGAAGGCAAAACTACAAGCGGTGTTTATATCGATGTTGTTCGTGGAACTGATTGGTTAAGATCAAATATTGCGCATAGAGTGCAAAAATTACTTACCGTATCACCAAAAGTTCCGTATGACAACCCCGGAATTGCATCGGTTTTGTCCGAAATAAAAGCCAGTTTACAGGAAGGAACCGCGAACGGACTTATTGCAAGAGATGCCGATGGTAATGGTATATGGACTGTATCAGCCCCGGACAGAGCAGATATTGATCCTGCAATTGTAGAAACAAGAGTATTACCAGACATTACATTTGAATGCACTTTTTCGGGTGCTGTTCATGGTGTAGATGTTGCCGGGGTAGTTAGGATATAAGGGTGAACCAAAATGAGCGTAAAATCATATGATCCACTTGAAGACATCTTGGTTTATGGTGGAAGGACGATAACTGGATTTGCCGATGGAACTTTCATTACTGCTTCCAAACTGGAACGCAAATGGGAAACGCACGTTGGAGCCCACGGAGAAGTTACTCGGAGCCGCAATAGGCATCCTGTGGGACAAATAACGTTTACACTTCATCGGTCAAGTCCAGATATCGATTATCTCATCGGTAAAATGAACAGCAACGATATTGATGTGTGTAATGTTGTATCACGCAACACAAAACAGATTACTGCAGGTGGCAGTCAAGCATGGATAGCTGAATTCCCTGAATTCCAATCCACATCGGGCGATGATGTGCCAGAATTTGAATTCGTTGTTGAGGTTGCAGACTTCGAAATGAAATAAGAGGTTAATACATGGAAGAGAAAAAACAAGATATTCGAGGGGTGGAATATACCTTCAAAAAACTTTCGTCACGTGAATGGGCAAGACTTCGAGATAGAAGTAAGAACCAGCGTACAGGACATCTTATCGAAGAGAAATTTATGGATGAAGTGTTGGAACACGTTGTTATAGATCCTAAAGTTAAAATGGATGATATTGATTTCGCGCTTGCGGAGGAGATAGTGAACGCGGCTGCTTCCTTTTGTATCGGGAGAACAGAATAGGGGAAAAACATACTATATCCGTAAAGCGCGGGAAAACTGGTATATTTGGAGGCTTGTATTGAGCGAAACAAATATTACCTATTCTGATGCCGTATCAATGGATATAGAAGAAATTAAAGAAGCAAATGCAGCATTGGACGTTAAGCTGGAAGAACAAAAAAAATCGTTAAAAAGGGCAAAAAGAGGGAGAGGTAGGCGCCGATGACATTACGTTCATTAACAACCACCATTGTATTCCGGGATCAGGCATCGTCTGCATTAACGGGTCTTGATAGCAAAATAGATGATATTCGTGATAATGTAGGTGAAACCGGAACCGAATTCTCCAATCTTTCTTCAGAAACTACTGCGTTTGCTGATGCTGCAACAACTGATATACAAGATGTTTCAGATGAAGTCGATGTTCTAAAAGAGAAAACCGAAGAAACAGTAGATGTTACAACAGACGCCACAGATACAGGTGCTGTTGGGTGGGGTGTTCTTGCAGGAGCAGTAGCAGGAGCAACAGCCGCTTTAGAACTGTTTGTTCGAATGAATCAAGATATGTTTGAGTCTGCAGAACGAACAGCATATATAACGGGGTTGCTTTCAGAAGAAGTCCGTGAATTAGCGGTTGAAATGTCAGATGCCACATTTCCACTTAATGAAGCATACGGATTAATGCACCTTGCAGCACGACAGGGGATTGAAAGTGAAGACGCATTACGCAATTATGCTTTGTATTGGGATATGGTGGGTGATGCTTCGGGTGAATCTTCATTAAAACTTGCTGAATCAAGTATTGCATTACGAGCAACAGGGATTGCTGCAGGAGAAGAAGAACAAGCGCTTGCAGCATTTGGTTATGTTATTACGTCTACATCTCAGGATATAGGAACTTTCCTTTATAACCTTGAACGTTCACATTCTGAACTTGATGAATTAGGGTTTGGAATTAACGAAGCGGCGGCACTGGTTGGGGTATTTGAGGAAGAACTCGGAGTATCCGCAATAACAGCACGGTCTAAATTTAGAGAAGCGGTCCGTGAAGCAGAAGGAGATTTAGGTACATTTTATGAAACATTAGGAGTTTCAGAAGAAGTATTCCAAGAATACGTTGAACGGGTAGAAAGTTCAAGCACTGCAATACAGGATTTAGCTGATATTCATGCCGCATCCCGGACATCAGCACAACGATTACAGGCAGAAGTAACCAATCTTACTCATCAATATGGTGCTCATTTTCTCCCGATAATTGATATGGCTATTCCCGCATTAATGGGATTAACAACAGTTTTGGGTATTGCGGCGGCAGGAAAATTCCTTGGAGCAAAAGCAGCACTTACATATGGGGTTGCAATAGCCGGTGCAACTCTTCCATTATGGGCTATTATTGGAGCTGTTGTAGCTGTAGGTGTTGCTCTTTATCTCCTCTGGACACGGGTAGATTGGTTCCGTGAAGGTGTTCTCAATGTTGTAGATCAGGTTAAAGCAGGATGGGACTTTCTTACTGAAGGTATAATGTCTGCATGGAGCGAACAACGCGGGTTAATTGGAGGAATAGCCCGATTATACGAGTTCTTAAAAGATGTAGCAATAGCTGCATCTCAACTTATAGGTGGTGCAGTAAACTACCTTATCGAGGCTTGGCGTGAAGGAGAAGGGATTCTTGGCACTACTTTGCGGCATATAACGACTAATTTCATGATGGCAATGGAATTTATAGTCGGGATATTAAAAGTTGCAGGAGCACTTATTTGGGCTATATTTACCGGAGATATTGAACCTCTTCGTGCAGCATGGGGCGAATTAACAGGCAATATTTCTGCCAGATGGCGTGAAATGACTGATAATATTGTGGATTGGATATCAAACATAGATTTAGTCGATATAGGCAGAAATATTATAATGGGATTGGCTCAAGGGTTGTGGAGCGGTATACAGTATATTGAAGAAGCTGTTGCAGGTGTCCGGTCTTCGATTGTAGATGGTATAAAAGGGTTTTTTGGAATATCGTCACCATCCACACTTATGGAAGAATATGGTATAAATATGGCTATGGGACTTCAATTAGGACTTGAAACTGAAAGTAAAAGTCTTATTGCAGACATTTTACAGACAGGTATAAGGATGCCCGACACTTCACATCCTGCAACCGGGGTTCCAATCCCTTCAAGAGATGATGCAATAACATCCTCTGGTATGGCTGCAGGAAAACCCGGCACTGGAGGGGTTAGTCCTGTTATTAATATCCATATTGAGGGTGTTGGGAAAGACGCAGAAGAGATTGCCGATGCCATTGATAGAAGAATGAGGCAAACATTCAGCCAGTGGTTTGACAGATATTTTGGAGGATGATATGGCGTTAATTCCGACACCACATGGTTTACCGAGGCGATTGCCGTTTTCATTCATATATTCTACAATTGATCTTGTATGGATAGAATTAGATGTAGTTTCAGAAATACACCCCAAAATGGAGGGGACTGTATCAGAACACCCGATAGAAGGCGGCGAAATAGTTGTAGATCATGTCTTTAATCGACCAACAGAAATAAAATTAAACGGGGTTATAGCAGGCCCACATGCTCCACAGGCACTTGCTACACTCCAGCGTTGGATGAATGAAAATCATCTGGTTCATTATTATGGGCGTCCTCATGCTTTTAGAGAATATATTATTAAGGAGTTTACTACTTCTCATGATGTTCAGATAGGAGATGGTTTCAGATTTGCAATGGATTTACATCAGTTAAAGATTATTCGTCCTGCTCCACATCCTCTTTTTGGGGCTGATCCCGGATCTAACCCCGGTGGTGTGCAAACAGTAATATCACAAGCCAGAACAATTATTGATAAAGGACGGCAACAAATGGTTATAAGGTGATTCAGTATGGATAAAAGACGGTATATTAGAGTAAATAAAACTGCAATCCCCTATCGTGCTGTTATTGAATTCCCTGATACTGACTATATTATGGTATTTTATTATAATTCAATCGGGGATTTTTTTACTATTGATTTAATAGGACATAAAGGTGTTAGTATATATGGAGAAAAAATAACATACGGGTATCCTTTATTCCAAACAGCACGATTACAGGCTCCACAAGTGCCGTCTTCTCTTTACATTATCCCGTATGATATAGGGCATAAATCAACCCGTGTAGGATGGGACGATCTGGGAGAAAACGTGTTTTTGTATGTAATGACTCCAGAAGAGTATGAGAAAGGAGAATTCTGATGACAAAAGGTGCGTTCTGGCAACGGGAAATTAAACTGGTAGTAGAATTCTATTATTTTTCTGATGCAGATATGCGAGCCCCAATTGCTACAAGATCACTTTATATACGCACCCCTGATTTTATTTTGGAATTCTCCAACAAAGACTATGAAATCCAGTTTCGTACAGAAGTCGCACGGAGAAGAAATAGAGCTGATGTAGAATTATTCAATTTAAGCGATGATACAGTAAATAAACTTAATTTGCCTACTCCTATAACAGCGGCATGGCAAGTAACCCCAAAAGGAGGATGGCAAAAACAGGCATATCTTCATGCTGGATATCAAAATGATACTGGAGTATTGATATATGGGACAGCATTTCATGATAAAACATTTCGAGACGGCGTAAATAAAATAACATCAATTACGATAGACGGAATTTCACCCAGCGGATTTATAAATACACCTCTTACTAAGACATGGGGCGCGGGAGTTAAAGCTTCAGAAGTGATTCGAGATATTGCCGAGATGATTGGATTTAGAACTCATTTTTTGGGAGACGCTCTACAGTACGATAGAGTATTTGAATATGGATGGTCTATACACGAGAATAGCGCCGATCTCGCAATAAATCATATAGTCGTAGTAGAAATGAGTGCATATCATGGGATCGATTTTATTCAAAGTGAACGATTACGGCATCAGTGGGGCCATTTTAACTTATTCGTGTTTACATCTCGTTCTCCTCTTCATTTTGGAGAAGCACACACGCCTCCAATCCACATAAGCCACGAACATGGTTTATTACAACCTCCAAGTTTTACAGTGGTTAGTTTTGGGGGCGATGACTGGTATTATCGTATGGAATTTGAAACAATGTTGGATTATAGATTAACTCAATGGCGGGAGGTTTATATAGAAAGTCCTACGCATACGGGATATCACAATATAACAGAACTCCGGCATATTTGCACGGGGCACGAATACGTATCTCGGGTTACTACACGCACAGGAGGGAGAGAAGACTAATGCCCGGCGATGCTTTTTATGACTTAATGGATCGCCTATTAGAGGAGCGAGTGGGACAGATCCATACCTCTGTGATAGGAGAGGTTATCCAAGTTCGCGCCACCGGGAACCTTGATATCCAACCGATTCATCCGGGGTATCCTCGATTGATTCACGTTGCTGTAATCACGCCGCCAGAGAATTTAGTACCTGCGGGTTATCTCGGATATCGATCTATTGGAGGAGACGCTGAATACAAGGAGGGGGATATTGTATTGGTATCATTTACAGAGCGGTCAAGAACAGGCGAAACCCTGAAAAAGCACGGTCTTGAGGACGGGGTTGTAGTGGGGAGATTATCATGAAGCAGGAGAAATACACATTATTATTGAACGACGGCGGTGATTTGGAGCTGGATGGTGAACAGAACCTTGTTTTGGTTGTGGGAGCCGAAGAGATAAATCAAAATATTCGACTGTTATTAAGCACTGCTCAGGGAGAATGGTTTTTAAACACCAATCACGGAACAGATTATGCAGCAATATTAGGCGAAAACTGGCCCGAAATAGAAGATATTGTCCGGCATATTATTACTGAAGGATTAAAACAGGAATCAAGAATAAAAGAGATTATTGAGCTTAATCTTGATTTCAGTTATGAAACGAGAATATTAAATATCCAGTTTACGGTTGATATTAAAGAAGAAATCATTACAGGCAGTGCGGAGGTGTCAATATGACAGGATATGGATTATTACCAGAGGGATTCAGGAGAAAACGATATCCCGACATTATTGTATCGAAACAAGCCCTTGCACGCAGTTTATTCGGTGAAAACATTAATTTAGAAGAATCTTCACCATTGGGGCTGTTTATTCGATTAAATGCGTGGGAAGAAGCGGCAATATGGGAATTAGCTGAAAAAGTCTATTATTCGGCGTTTGTAGGATCAGCCGAAGGCGTGACATTAGATTGGGTTGCTCAATATATTGGTATTGAAAGAAGAGCAGCACAAAGAGCAACCGGGATTGTTACATTTGAAGGTGCAGCAACAACAGTTATTCCTGAAGGAACACTTGTTTCTACTCCGGGCGGTGTCCGGTTTTCCACAACAGAAGAAGTCATTATTCCAACATTAGGGGAAATAGAAGCCGGAATAATTGCTGTTGATTCAGGAGTTGTTGGCAATGTCCCTCAAGATACGATAACTATAATCGTAAATCCAATTTCAGGGGTTAATACTGTTACGAATACAGAACCTACTTCTGGTGGTCGTGGAATAGAAACCGATTCGGAGTTTCGAGAACGATATATCCGATCTATTGCGAAAGGAGGAGCATCAACAATAGATAGTATCCGGGCTTCAATTCTTGAATTAGATGGTGTCCGGGGTTGTTTTGTTGTTGTGAACAATACTGATGGAGTGGTTGATAGTAGACCCCCACATTCATTCGAAGCCTATGTATTAGGCGGTGATCATGAAGAGATAGCATTAACAATTCTGCGAACAAAAGCTGCAGGAATCCAGACACATGGAGATATTACTGAAACAGTCGAAGATTCCGCAGGACAACCGCGTGATATCAGTTTTACTGAAGGAACAGAAGTTAGTATCACCGTTGATGTAACTTTAACCGTAACTCCTGCATTTCCACCAGATGGACTCGATTTGGTGCAAACAGAAATTGTTAAATATATCGGGGGAGAAGATGCAGATGGAACCATATATATGGGATTATCTATGGCGCAAGACGTTATTCATTCACGGGTTATCAAGGTAATATACGGGGCTGCCCCGGGTATTAGTGATATGATTGTTGGACTCAATGGGAATGAAGCCAATGTCGTTATAGATATAGGAGAGGTTGCAGTAGCTGATCATACGGATATAACTATAGGTACATAACAATGACTGCCACAGAACGAATGATTAGACGGCTTCCAGACGTTTATTCCAAGTTATCTGACTCGAATATTGAATGGTTATTATCGCTTCCGGGCGCTGAAATTAATGGAATAAATGCTGCTCTTGAATTAACAGAATTATGGCGCAATATCGATGTTGCAGAAGGTGCAACCCTTGATTTAATTGGATACAATATTCAACAATGGCGCGGGGCGGCGTCTGATCCTGTATACAGAATCCTTATTAAATCAAAAATCATCAGTAATATGAGTGATGGTAGTATAAATACCATTATTTCTGCGTTATCTACTGTTCTTGGTATAGATCCTTCTGAAATTATTATAACAGAATTGTATGAATTAACACCACCTGAACCAGCAGCAATAAGTATCGAGATTGATCCTGAAATTCTTCTTGAAGCTGGAGTTACATTCAATCAGACCGCAGCAATTGTATATAGAATGATCGCTGCAGGAGTCAGACTTGATTTTTTCAGTGAAGGAACGTTTGAATTAAGTAGTTCATATGATCCAGCCCCGACAGATTATGAATTTGATGATGAAGCGGGCTTTAATGGATTAGATACGAATGAAGACCCACTTGATACAGGTGGATGGTTTGGCTGGTTGTATTCACCTGCAGACGAACCAGAATTACCAATTTAGAGGAGAAACGAAACAATGACATGGAATGAAGAATTACCTGAATGGGACGAACCGGGAGCACGACCACCTGCAGGAAAAATAACTGGTGGATGGGAACCAGAAGAAAAACCGCCTGCAGGATGGTTTAATTGGTTATTTAACCGCGCTTATGAATGTTTAGCCGAATTAAGAGAAACCTTAGAAGGGAATGCCGGACAGGTATTGATTGCACAAGGCGCGGGAAATGCTCCTGAATGGCAGAATTCTTCAGAGATACCAACAATTGCCAGTATTATATCTCATGCAACCGATACCCAACCGTTAAGCAATACACACACCCGACAGTTGAGTGCATCTAGCGTATCTAGGGCATCTGGGTTTAAATCCCAAGTTAATGCGTCATTCGATTGTATTGCATCAGGACAAGAATCTCAAGTAAACGCATCAACGTCTTGTGATGCAACAGGATATAGGTCTCAGGTAAACGCATCGNATCTGGGTTTTGCTTATGGGGACTGTTCACAGACAAATGTATCTGAGGTTTCAGCTACAACCGGGGGTAATGCACAGGTTAATGCCTCCCGTTGTACAGTAAATGCCGACTCGTGGAGTGTTGCCGGGGGATATGCAACAGTGGGGGGTGTATCCACAGCTAACCGTAAGTGGCATATCTTCTCCGAAACAGGCAATATCCAGATTGCGGGAACTTTAACGTCCAGCCATACATTTACCGATTATGCTGAATTTTTCCCTAATTTAACGGGATCTGAAATTCCAATTGGAACTCCTCTTGTGGTTGATGTAGGAGGCGCTGATGGTTACGGAGTCCGACCAGTTCAACCCGGGGACGTGATAGAAGGAGTAGTGTCTGAAACGGCAGCAATCCGGCTTGGGGATACTCCATTCACTTGGGCCAAACGATTCGTGCAAGATGAATGGGGGCGTCCGATAATAGAAGAAATAGAGGTTTATGAGGACACCTCAGAACGAGTAAAAGACGGGGATAAAGGAAAAAGTAAGGAACGTGCTACAAAACAAATTCTAACTCAACGAGAAAACCCTGTATATAATCCTGATATTAAAAATGTTCCACGGTCAGATCGTAAAACTGAATGGACATTAATGGGGATGCTTGGACAGGTATATATGCGGATATCTCCTGATGCAGAACCCGGAGATTATTTGAAAGGCGGAGAAGGTATTGCAATTGTATCAGAAAATAAAACGAATGTGAAACTCTTGAAAATTATAGGTGAAGAAACCGGATACAATATCGGATTCTGTTTATTGAGGTAAGATAATGTCGAGATTAAACGCCTCTAATTTCGGGTTTTCTACCCTTTCTGCGGCTATAACCATTACTGATACTGATATTTTAGTTGAAGATGCTTCTGAATTTCCTGCTCCTCCATTCAGGGCAGTTATCCGAGAAGACGATATTGTAGAAGTTGTTGAAGTGATATTTGTATTAGGGAATCTCCTTCAATGTATAGATTTAGTTAATCGGGGGTTAGAGGATACAAGTATAGCAGCATTTAATGAAGGCGCTTTTATCGAAAATACGTTTACCGCAGGGTGTCATACAGAACTGGCGTATATCGGGCATGGTCACGGGAACATCAGTAATACCGGAGAGATTGGAACTGTTGAAGGATTGCCTCTCATTACGGGAACCGGGGGGTTATTACAGACAGGAGAATTTGGTACTGCTTCAGGAATGTTCTGCGAAGGCGATGATGCTAGATTATCTAATAATGTAAGAACGAATACACGGAATATAATAAGTGTTGCATCAAGCACTACTGATGCTTTATTGGCATTAGATGCTACAACAAATGCAGGAATTGATGCTACATTATTAAGCGGTTCTATTGCTTCAAATGCTGCAAACAGATATTTTATGAGATTTTTTGGAACGGGGGATTCTTTAAATTTCGCGGTTAGTACGAACGGGACTCTTCAAGTAGGTGACATACCAGTTGCTCGGATATCAGGAACGTTAGGTGTATCAAATGGGGGAACTGGTATGGCGTCATATACGGCAGGTAGATATCTCCGTGCTGCTGGCACTACATCATTAGAAACCCGGACACCTGCACAGGTATTAGCTGACATAGGAGCGGCTGCCGCAACTCATTCCCATTCAGAAATTGACGGGCTAAAATCTCATGCGACCAATACTGGATCTACTTCAAACACACATCGCCGTGTAGTAATAGCATCAGAAGGTTCAGAAGCATCGGGGAATAGATCGGCTGTTATTGCATCAGAAGATTCAGAAGCATCAGGGATTAGAAGTGCGGTAATTAATTCCAATTTATGTTGGGCTTCGGGTAGTGATTCCCTCATATTAAATGCAACAAGAGTTCGTAGTAGTGTAGTTGGTTCAACTGCTGGAGGGTGGAATACTACTGGAGATATTCTTACGTCAAACAGAAAATGGACACTTGATGGGGGAACAGGTAATATAGCGACTGCAGGTTCATTATCTGAAGGCGCATCTTTTTCTGATTATGGTGAATTTTTCCCAAATATTACAGGGGAAGAAATACCACCGGGAACACCTCTTGTAATTGATATAGGTGGTGAAGAAGGGTTCGGGGTGCGTCCTGTTCGTGAAGGTGAATTTATCGAGGGTATAGTATCGGAAACGGCAGGCATCAGACTAAACGATACTCCATTTACGTGGTCAAAACGATATCTGACGGATGAATGGGGAAAACAGATTACAGAAGAATATGATGTCGAAACAGAAGAAGTAGTAAGAGAAGATGATGAAACTCGTATACCTTCAGAAAGAAGGATACGATTACCAGTAGAAAACCCCGAATTTGACCCCGGAAGAGAGAATATTCCGCGATCTGAACGCAAATCAGAATGGACTCTCATGGGGATAGTCGGACAAATGTATATCAGGGTTGAGAAGGGAGTAAAACCGGGAGACCACTTGATTGGAGGAGATAGTATTGCAGTAAAATCAGATCGACCAACGAACATAAAATTATTGAAGATTCTTCAGGAGAAGAAAGAATACAATATAGGATATTGTTTCAGAGGATAAGGAGGATAATAAAATGGTATTTGAAGGTGTTGCGCTTGTAGGGGCGGTATCTCTTCTTATAGAGAGAGTAGTTGAAATCATGTCCCGGGCCATTCCCGGGTTACAGAACATAAAAATCGAAGGATTAAACCCTGAAATGATAATTTCATTAATTATCAGCGCGGGAGTCGTATTTGCATTAGGGCTCGACATTCCGGCAATGTTTTTCGGGGTAGAAATGGATTATGGCATGGGATTAATTATCAGTGCATTGCTTTTTTCAGGAGGGAGCAATATAGTTCATGATGTTATTGATGCAATAAAATCGATATCCAGATAACCTTTTTTTAGGACCCCAAACTTTTATTATGTTACAACCCCTTACTACTATTGTAGTAGAATCACTACAGGAGAGGAGAGTTATGGATGAAAAATGGGAACAACATGCCGCAA